CTTCGCGCCCCCATGAGGGAGCTTGACCGGGTGGCGCCCCGGTGGCGTATACGTGTCTGCAGCTGCATCGTCGTCTCCTGGTCTGTGTTGCCTCCTTCCATCTTCCAGTTTTGAGCGTGACGTGGTTGCAAAAGCAGGCCACTGCCTTCGATTATCTTGTGGTTCACCAGAACTAAAAACCCGCGACGGCCTAAAAGCGGCAGCAGCCGAGATAACTTTGGCGGTCGAACTCAAGGCCGCCCTCGAATTGACGCGGATGGAGCCGGCGCTGCCGCAGAGGTCAGTCCACTTCCTCAGCCCGATTGTTTATGTGCTCCATCCACCATTGGTGGGCAGCCAATCGTATCTCGACATATCGCTCATCCTGTGAACCTTGCCGGGCCGCGCCCTTTGTTTGCCGCCAGCCCAGGCGGCGGGCCAGACCAATCAGAGAAGCTGCAGGTTGGACCGTCGAACATCAGTGGGATGTCACCAAGCGGCCCACCGCGCTGCTTTCGGAGCAGCACCTCTGCATAGCCGCGCAAGTCTGCATTTTCTGGCTCATACATTTCCGGCCGATGCACCAGCATCACGATATCCGCATCCTGCTCGATCTCGCCGGAGTCGCGCAGGTCAGAGAGCACCGGGCGCCGGTCCGGGCGCTCCTCGACCTTTCGGTTCAACTGGGCCAGCGCGATCACGGCGACGCCCAGCTCCTTTGCCAGTGCCTTCAGGCCGCGTGAATAGGAACCGATCTGCTCATGGCGTTTCTCACCCTCTCCACCCGACATCAAGCCCAGGTAGTCGACAATGATCACGTGCAGGCCGTGCTTGCGCTTCCAGGCTTTGGCCTTCATCCGAAGCTCGAGCAGCGAGATCGCCGGCGTGTCATCGATCGCAAACCTTAGCGTATCGAGCTTGACGCAGCCTGCTGTCACACCATCCCAAGTGGCGCGGTCATCGTCTGCAATGCTACCCATTACCTTCGAGAGCGACACGCGGCCGCGGTTGGCCAGCGCACGGCCGGCGATCTCCTGGCTTTCCATCTCCATGCTGAAATCGAGCACACTGTGGTCTGCAGCCATGTTGAGGCCCACATCGCTAGTCAACGCGGACTTGCCCATCGACGGTCGGCCAGCCACGATGATCAGTTGGCCAGGCCGCAAGCCGCCGCCAGTCAAAAGGCGGTCGATGCCGGAGATGCCGGTCGGGATGGCGTTATCGTTCCCTTCCGCGCGCTTCGCGACGCCGTCAATGAAGTCGACCAGGACGTCACGGATCATCCTCGGCTCGTTGCGCACGCGGCGCTCGGCAAGCGCGGTAACCATCGACTGCATGGCATCAAGCACCTCGTCGGCGCTCTTGCCCTTCGGGTTCGCCGCCAAGCCGTTGATTGAGTCCGCAACGTACATCGCGGCGCGGAGAAGCGCGCGCTCGACCACGATGCCAGCGTAGTGATCGATGGCGGCGGCGCTCGGCACGGTCTGCGCCAGCTGGTTCAGGTATTCGCCGATGCCATCGACCACGGCGCCGCCGCGGCTCTCCATCGCGGCCCAGACGGTCATCACGTCGGCCGGCTCGCCACGGCCGATCATGCGCACGATCTCCGCGAACACGACACGATGGTCCTCGCGGTAGAAGTGCTTCGCCTGCAGGTCGCCAATCCGGTCGAAGCTGTCGTTGAAGCGCAGCAGCGCGCCAAGGACGGCCTGCTCGGCCTGGATCGAATGTGGTGCGAGACTTTCCGCACCGTGCTGTTTCGTCATGGTTTCCTCGTGAATTTGCCGCCGATCGCATCGGCGTAGCCCTGGCGGCCGATGAGGCGGTCGAAGCCGATCTTCGGCGGCAGATCGTTGTCGTCACGCAGCCACGTGAAGTAGCGCCGCGCCAGGTCGCCTTTAGTCGAGAACCTCAGGAAATCTCCGATTAGCGCCGCGCGGGCCGGCACGAAGATCGCCGCCGACACCTCGCCCAACTGCGGGCCGAGCAGCTCGTTGAATGCATCGATCACGGCGCAGGCCTCGACTGAGTACTCGACCTCGAGCGCGTCCAACCAGCCCTGCGCTTTCAGCCAGGTGGCCGGATAAGGGACGAATTTCGGGTCAAGCCACGTGCCAGAGGCCCGGCGCTTCTCCAGGCCGCCCAGCATCTGGCCCAGCAGCTCCTCGTCGGGGCGTATCTTGGCGAACGCCTTCTCGGCGGTGCCGCGCGACTTCTTCAGCGGATAGGCGGCATAGAAGCGCTCGAAGCGCTCCTGCAGGTCGGCAGCGAGTCCCGTCTTGGCCCGGCTTTTTTGGCCTGCTGGGGTTTCGGCGACTTGGTCGCGGTCCGCTTGCGGAGCGCAAGATCTTTTCTTTTGGTGGTTGTCTTTTGGAAGGTTGTCTTTTGTGTGTACCGCATCGGTACTATCGACCTGTACCGATGCGGTACTACTCGCGTACTGATCTGGTACATGTACCGAATCAGTACTACCCTGTACCGATTCGGTACTAGCCTGAGCCTGTGGCGTTTGCCCGGATGCCTTCCACTTCCGATAATCCCTCTGAATGCCCACGATTGAACCGAACCGTCCTGGGCGCTTGGTGATGACGTTGTGCAGCGCCAGCTGATTCAAGGTAGCGGTGACGTGCGTGCGCGCCAAGTTGCAGATGGCGCCGATCTGCGAAGCAGAGATGTCGTCTTCCGCCTTCTGGAAGCCGTCCGTCTTCCGCATGATCGTGAGCAGCACGAGCAACTCGCGTTGCGAGAACCCGCCCCGCAAAATGGCTTCAAGGAGTTCATTCGCAATTCGGACAAAGCCGCCCTCGAATTGGGCCGTGCTCATGCGCTGATCGCCCCTTCCCCTGCTGGCTTAGCGCACAACGCCTGTGGTCGGCGCCGCATGCCGCTCATGCTGGAGTCCGCTCGATCACGCGGGAGCCAGCTGCATCATGCAGAACGAGCGATGGCGCCTTGCGCTTCATCGTCCCATCAGGCTGCCGGTAATAGGTCGACACGCCATGCAGGATGCCGCCAGGCTCAAACGCAGCGTCGAAGATCGGTTTCGATGCTGCGCGTCCCTCGGGTGTACGGAACATCACACGAATGATTTCCGCGTTCACGGCGCCATGCAGCGGCCGGTCGTTGAACTCGTCGCCGCGGTGCGCTGCCGAGTCCTCGACGCAGTAGACGCCGATCAGGTCGACCAGGCCGATGTCGGACTCATCCAACTTACTCCTGTCCGCGAGATTGCAGTTCAGGATCTCCAAGCGCTGCGCCATCGTGGTTTCCGCATCAATGCGGGGCGCCATATCGATAACAATACGCCCTAGCCTCTCCTCGGCCTTCCGGACCATGATCAAAAGTTCCTTCAGGGTGGTGACGTAGTCGTTCACTTGTTCGAGGCGGTGCTTGTTGAACGGCGACCCACCCAGCCTATCCGCGAGCCGCCTGACACGCGCCAGCTCCGCCCGAACACGGTGATGGCGATCGAAATTCGCGCGCACGAAATGGCGCACGACCACGAACTCGGTAAGCGCACTCGATGGCCTATAGGGGTCGTAGGCGCCGCTGTTCATCGCTGCCTCGATGCGAGCCGCCAGGCCGGTGGTGTCTGCAATAGTTGCCATAGTTAAGTCTCGTGGTGTCGCGTCAAAATTTGGACGTGCAAAGGCCTGCGCCAGCCGGGTTAGCGGTGGCGATCCTCGTAGGCTTCAAGTTGACTTCGATTAGCTAGGAATGCTGCCCTTCACTCGGGCTTCGACATAGCCCCAGTCCATCGGGATGCGCTTTCGTCCATCCTCTGGACCTTTGCGGCTGAGCCATTTGTCATTGACGCTGGAATACGTCACGGCTCCTTTCGACTCGCGGTCGATCGCTACACAGAGCTCCGGACTGGCCGGCTCATTCCCGTAGGCGATCTGCCTCAATCGAGCGTAGGTGGTGCCGCATGCCAACGCGAACTGATCGCGAGAGTCAAGCGGCACGGATTTGAGGTAGGTATAGAAGTCCATGAACCAAGTATAGAAATATCTAACTATATACGTCAAGAAAAATCTATCGTAAGATTAGAAAATTCTTAAGGAGGAACATGGACATACACGCCCGCCGACGCGCTCGTCTTGCGCTAATAATTGAGGAAACAGCCAAGGGAAACGTCGCTGAGTTTGCTCGTGCCCACGCCTATTCGAGATCCCAAATTTCCCAGTTCCTGTCCGAGACTTACAACGGCGGCAGGAGTATTGGCGAGCGCGCGGCCCGCAAGATCGAAGAAAAAGTGGGGGTTCCAGCGGGCTGGCTCGATTTGGAATTAGGTGAGGCTGAGGAAAGAAAGCTGAAGTTCCCCTTTAGTACTGCTGAGTTGCGGTTAGCGACAAATCAAAAAAGCGCAATCGACACTTCGCCATATGCACCTTACCTGGCTCGCATTCCAATCGTTGCAGTGATAAGTACGGCAAGCAATGATCCGATGGATGACGTCAATGAAGAAAATTATCCGAAGCAACAATTTCTAGAGTATTACTCTCTGCACAGACTTGAGGCGTATCAGGTACGCGGCTGGGGCATGCGCCCTCGAGTTAAGAACGGCGAGTTCTTGGTCGTCAACAAGGAACTTGCACCCCAACCAGGGGACGACGTCATTCTTACTATGAAAGACAAGCGTATGGTCGCTGTTCAGTTCCTTTATGAACGGGGAACTGAGATGGCATTCGTTACCCTCAATGAGGGCGAAGCAACCACCATTGTTGAGAAGGCCGATATTGAGAGCATCGAGGTAGTCATTTCGATCGTTCACCGAGGTGCCGAAATATTTGAGGAAGAATCGTAAGAAATTTCTTGACAAGAACCGTTAGATATTTCTATACTCGCCTTAATCCATCAGATTTGAGGCACCGATGAACTCACCACAGCAAGCAGTACACCTCTTACCGCTGGCGATCCCTGCCCACGTCGCATTGGTGCTCTCACTAGTCCCGGCCAGAGCCGACTGAAGTAACCCAGCAACATCCATAAACAACAAAGCCACCCGACGTCTTGCACACGTCGGATGGCCCCTTACGCCCTAACCTTTTTGGAGAAGAGAGTGGCGAGCCACAATGATCACACGAAAGCAGCAGTTAGTACAACCGGGGCTGCCGCCA